AAACTAAGAAAGCTAACGACGCTTGTGCAAAGAAGGTCAAGTCCAGATACAAGGTCTGGCCTTCTGCATACGCCTCTGGTGCTGTAGCTAAATGCCGTAAAGTCGGCGCTAAGAACTGGGGGAACAAAAGTGGCCGTAAGAAAAAGTAAAAAAGGTGCTGCCCTCAAGAAGTGGTTTAAGGAAGAGTGGGTAGACGTTAAGACAGGCAAACCTTGTGGACGCAAGTCTGCTAAGAAGGGTGAGTCTAAGCGTCCCTACCCTTCCTGTAGACCTAAAGCAGTCGCAGCTAAGATGACAAAAGCTGAGAAGGCTTCTTCTGCTAGACGCAAAACAGGGCCTGCTAAAATCAAACATGCAGTTACAGCTTCAGGCAAACGTAGGAAATCTACAAGAAAAGCTTGACATCTGTATAAAAGTGTGCTATAATAAAACTATAGTTAAACAACTTTAGAGAAACTTATGACACCTGAGCTTGAAACCTACTTCGACAACTACAACGAACTCTTCAATCACGAAGGTTTCAAACAACTCCTACAAGAGTTATCTAACAATGCAACCCAATTAGCAGACATACAGACTGTAAAAGACGTAGAAGAACTCTTCTATCGTAAAGGTCAAGTTGCTGCTCTAGCCACTGTAATTAATCTTCAGGGTACTATAGAAGCTGCCAGAGAGCAAGCTGAAGTAGAAGAAGAAGGCCCTGTAGATGTATAAAATATATGACTTCCGTTGTACTAACGGACATGTCTTTGAAGAATTTGTAGAAGGTGGTACTACAACCAGTAGGTGCGGTTGTGGTGCTAACGCTACAAAAATGGTATCTGCCCCGTCTTTCCACCTTAATGGTTCCGATGGTTCATTCCCCGGAGCGCACATGAAATGGGTTAGGGAACACGAAAAAGCAGGTAGAAAATAAACATCTCCACAATGATTATAATCACGGAGTTTAATAATGTCAAGAGCAATGATTGTAGATCCACAACCTGAAGAGGAAAATGTGGACGAGATCGAAACCAACGAAGTTAACGAGATTCAACAAGAAGTAGAAGTTGAGCAACCTCAAGAAGAAACAAGCTTACCAGATAAGTACCAAGGTAAGTCTTTAGAAGATGTAGTTAAGATGCACCAAGAAGCTGAAAAGCTACTAGGTCGTCAGTCTTCTGAAGTAGGTGAACTTCGTAAAGTCGTGGATGATTACATTAGTACTCAAACACAATCAGCACCTCAACCACAACATGTTGAGCCTGAAGACGATATAGACTATTTTACAGATCCTCAAAGTGCCGTAAATCGTGCAATTGAGAACCATCCTAAGATACGTGAAGCAGAACAGTACACAGCAGACTATAAGAAACAATCTGCTTTGGCTGCTCTAAACAATAAGCATCCAGATATGCAGCAAATCCTTGGTGATCCTAAGTTTGCTGATTGGATTAAAGCTTCCAAGATTAGGACTCAATTGTTTGTAGCAGCTGACCAAGAGTATGATGCTGACTCTGCTGATGAACTCTTCTCACTCTGGAAAGAACGGAAGCAAGTTGTACAGCAAACTGCTAATGTTGAAAAACAAGAGCGTAAGCAACAACTCAAGGCAGCTAATACAGGTAATGCACGAGGCAGTGCCGAAGGGACACGTAAGAAAGTATATCGCAGGGCCGACATTATTAAACTAATGAGAACTGACCCCGAGCGTTACCAATCCTTGTCAGAAGAGATACTGACAGCATACGCAGAGGGTCGTGTAAAGTAATCTAGGAGATTATCATGGCTACTGTACCATATCCCGGCGCCACCGGAATTACCGGCAAAACTGAAGCAGGAACTTTCATCCCAGAAATCTGGAGCGATGAGATCATTGCTGCTTACCAGAAGAACCTCAAGATGGTTCCTCTTGTAAAGAAGCTTGGCATGACAGGCAAGAAGGGCGACAAGCTCCACATCCCTAAGCCTACTCGTGCAGACGCAAGCGTCAAGGCTGAGAACGCTGCTGTTAACATCATTGCTAACACAGAGAGCGAAATCCAAGTAGACGTTAACCGTCACTTTGAATACTCACGTCTGATCGAAGACATTGTTGAAGTACAAGCACTTAACAGCCTCCGTCAGTTCTACACTGAAGATGCTGGTTACGCTCTTGCTACTAAGATCGACACTGACCTTCACGCTGTTGCTACTGGCTTCGGTGACGGAACAATGACTCTGTCTCCAACTGCTACTAGCTACCAGACCAGTGCTGCTTTCTTCAACAACAACGGCACTACTGCTGCGTTTACTGGACAATCGCTTCCAGCTAACACTGAGTTCAGCGACGGATTCTTCCGTGACATGATCCAGAAGCTTGATGACAACAACGTACCTATGGAAGATCGTTGCCTTGTTATTCCTCCTTCTGCTCGTAACTCAATCATGGGTATCGACCGTTACGTGTCTTCTGACTTCGTATCTGGTCAAGGCGTTCAGTCTGGCCTCATCGGTAACCTCTACGGTGTAGACGTATACGTGTCTAACAACTGTGCAACTATTGCTTCAGGTAAGCGTGCTGCTTTGTTGTTCCACCGTGACGCTGTAGTCCTTGCAGAGCAAATGTCTGTACGTTCACAGACTCAGTACAAGCAGGAGTACCTCTCAACTCTGTACACTGCTGACTGCCTCTACGGTGTCCAAGCATACCGTCCAGAAGCTGGTTTCATTCTGGCTGTCCCAGCCTAAGAAACTCTTGGGGGTCTTTATGGCCCCCTTCTTCTTTTTTGATTTAGCTAGGCAAGAGGAAACTTAGCCATGTCCAACTACACAAAGACCACTGACTTTGAAGCAAAGGATTCCTTGCCGTCTGGTGACTCAGGTAAGATCATCCGTGGCTCAGAGTTTGAAACAGAATTTGACAACATCGCAACAGCGATTGCCTCTAAGTCAGACGCAAATAACCCAACATTCACAGGCACCGTTACTATTGACGGGCTTACTGTCAACGGCAATACAGTTCTGGGCAACGCCGCTTCAGACACTGTAACCGTTACGGCAGACATTGCTTCTAACCTTCTTCCTTCTGCTGACGACACCTATAACTTAGGAGCAGTCGGCGCAGAATGGAATGATCTGCACGTAGACGGTGTTGCTTACATTGACACCATTGCAGGTTTTGCAACAACTGAAAATATTACCTTCGGTGACAACGACAAAGCCATCTTTGGTGCTAGCTCTGACCTACAGATTTATCATACCGGCTCTCCAAGCTCAAACAGTATAATTGAGGACGCTGGTGCAGGTAATTTGACCCTTAAGTCAAACGGCGCTGGCATTCATTTTAGAGATGGAAGCGATAATCTTGTTTTTAATGTTGATCTTGATTCCGCAACAACTCTTTACCACAACACAAGCGCAAAGCTAATCACCACCTCCACAGGAATCGACGTAACGGGCACTGTGTCGGCTGATGGTGCCCTAATCGAGTCTGCATCAGACGTTCAATTAAGAATCTCTGATTCAAACTCTGCTAATCAGCGGTTAGACTTGAGAACTAATGCTGGTGTTTCTAAAATAATTGCTGGAAATAACGGAGCGTATGGCGACTTACGAATCCAAGCATTTAATGGTACGTCTGAAATAAACCGATTACGTATAAGAAATAATGGCAATGTTGAGCTGTATGAGGATACGGGCACGACTGCGAAGTTCGTCTGGGATGCGTCTGCGGAGTCGTTGGGTATTGGTACGAGTTCGCCTTCACGTCCTTTGCATGTAAATGACAATGATGGTGTTCGAATAGGCGCAACAGCAAGCTATCAGCTAGACCTTAAAGGCGCTCGGACCCCAGCAGTAACCGTTGGTGGATCTAATTTAGCTTCTGTTATTACTACTAGTGGCACAGGATCAGCTTCAGGCCACATAGGATTTGAGATTCCTTCAAACGACGCAAACGATGGTTTCTACATTGCTACAGACGCTAACAGCGACGGTACTGTAGATACTTTGGCACTGAAAATTAACGCCAGCGGCAACGTCGGTATTGGTACTAATTCTCCAAACAGAACCCTGCACATTAGAGGTTCAGCTACTTTTGAAACTACGACAGGCAACGGAGCTATGCTGTTTTTGCCTAATGATTCTGTAAATAGAATCTATAGCAGAGCAGGGAACGCTAGCTCTACACCCTTGGATCTTGCGTTTAATCAAGGTTCCTCTGAAGCCATGCGCATCACGTCAGACCGCAACTTGCTAGTTGGTAAGACCCTTGAAGGTTTGGAGAATAGGGGCTTTCAGGCTGAAGCAGATGGACAAGTAAGAATAACGAGTACAGGTCAAAGTACTTTACAGGTTAATCGCCAAAGCACAGACGGACCTATTCAGTTGTTCTATAGAGATGAGTCTGAAGTAGGTCGTATTGGTACCCACAATATTGCAAGTTCTTCACGTTTGTATGTGGGCAGTGGCGACGTTAATCTTATGTTCCGCCCTGATATTGAAGTAATTCAACCAGCAAGCGATAGTGGCTTAAGAGATGCGGCTATTTCT